CGCTCCGGATGGATTATGCTGTCAATCTCAAGATCCACATCAATTGCGTCCCAACGCAACGAATCCTCGTCCGGTATGGTCACGTCCAATACATCCGATACTTTTGCATTTCTGAACCAAGGGTATCTGTCATACGATAGATAATATTCCTTCCCTCCTACGAAAAGGAGGATACCGTGTGCATTAATCATTGTTACTCCCGCAGGGGGTGTTCCATTCATTTTTTTATTATATCGAGGCCGGACAAGCTGCATGAGAATATTCGTTGATATCTATAAGATGGATATTCAAAACATCTTCAATATCAAAAAGAGTGCTGGTTGTAAAGTTGTGGTCTCCTCTTAACCATTTGGATATCTCAGAGGGACGTTTACACATTTTCTCGGCAAATTCCTTTTGGGATAGACCTTTCCTTTTGATACCTTCTGCAATTTTTACAGCAAGCATCATACGTCTTTCCATGTTCTTAGCTCTTTTCTTATCTATATTGCTAAGTACAGTGTCTAAAATAGATGTGTTATTCATATTTATTCCTCCTTCAATTTTAAATTACCTAAGAAAAAACCGTTATCATCGAGATGTATATCCTTGTTTTTGATGGCTTCTGATATGATTCTGGATATTCGAACCACTGTTTCAGCTTCTTTTTTTAAGGAAGAACTTTCTTGATAAGCTCTAATGTTTTTGGGTTTGTATCCTCCACCTCCAACAACGATAGCAACGTTAGCAAATCGAATACAATAGATTCTTAATTTTTTGTCAGGACTATCAAATAGAGCGCAAACACCATCACCGGGTTTCCCTTCGTTTAGCTTGAAAAAATGTTCGGCTGCCCCAGTTTTTGTAGCCATAATTTTCAATTTAGATACGATATCTTCTATTTCGGTTGGGTATTCAGAATAGTTGTTCTGAAGAAATTGTTCAAAAACGCTCTGATCCTCTTGATTGAGAATGACAGAATATATTTGAGTCTTCTTTCCTGACAGTTGCTTTATTTTGACAATCTCAAGTTCCACGATGAATTTTTTTCTTTTTACAAAAGAACGAAGAAAAAGCGACAAGGCAAAAGAAAATGTCGAAAAAGATAACTTATAAGTGAATTTTTAACGGTTGACAGTCTCACATGAAAGGCTATCCTATATTTTACCATAAACGCATTATGGGAATCAGGAATAGGGATGGAGCGCTGTATATTGCGACTGGTCTTGATAACTCCGGCATGTACGAGGGAACACGGGAAGCGATGGGAATTATCAAGACCTTGGCCGGTGAGATCACGTCTTTTGACGTATTCGGTGGTATCGGTATCAGTGCGGCGACGGCGTTCGCCAAGGCCGCAAAGAGCTCATACGACTTCGAGAAGGAGTTCCGGAAGAACATGCTGGAAGTAGCGACCATTTCCACGCAGGTAACGGATGATATGACCGGTTTCATGAATCAGGTCATGTCCATAACCCAAGAGATACCGATCAAGGCTCCGGAGGCCGCCAAGGCGTTATATAGCATTGTCTCCGCCGGACATGACGGGGCGGATGGCATGAAGATCCTAGAAGTTTCGGCTAAAGCTGCCGTGGGAGGGCTTACGGAAACCGAGACGGCAGCCGATGCTATTACAACGATCCTGAATGCTTATAAGATGTCTGCGGAGGAAGCCGGTACGGTCTCGGACCAGCTTTTTACAACCGTCCGGTTGGGTAAGACTACATTTGGCGAATTGGGAGCCTCCATAGCCCAAGTTGCTCCTATTGCGGCCGCATATGGGATTAGTATCGACCAAGTGTTGGGTGCTGTCGCTTCATTGACCAAGCAAGGAACGCCAACGGCGCAGGCTATGACACAGATCCGTGCCGCTATCCAAGGAACCGCTGGAGAACTTGGAGACGCCGCTTTCCAAGGCCGTACTTTCCAAGAGGCATTACAATTGATTTATGAGAAGGCTGGTGGTTCCGCTTCCAAGATGAAGGAAATGCTTGGCACGGATGAAGGCTTGGCCGCTACACTGGCTTTGACTGGAAAGAATGCAAAGGCGGCAGCAAATGACCTTGGCGAGTTGCAAAGCTCTTTAGGAGCTACGGAAGCAGCGTTTGAGAAGATGGCGGATGAAGCCGGCAATCAAATGACGCTTCTGTCGAATAATATCCAAGCGGCTTTGCGACCGATGGGAGAGGTGATATTAAAAAATATATCAGAAGCAGCTAAAATTATTAATCAGGGATTTGAGACAGGAAATATCAAAGGCAATATTGAAAATTTGGAAAAGTTGCTTTTAGGGGTTTCAGGTGCGTACGTAGCCTATAAATCTTCAGCTATAGGAGCGACTGCTGCAGAAATGGCATTATCCGCAAAAATTGCTATATCTAATAGTTTAAGGTCAATTCAAAATAAACTGACAGGAGAGTCGGTTCTTGCTAAAGAAAAAGAGCGTACATATCAGGATGCCTATAATTTGTCATTGCAAAAAACGATCACAGAAGAACAACGGGCGAAACTATCTAAATTGAACTTAGTTGCAGGCTCAGAAGAATATGTAAAGGCTATTGCGGCACAAGCTATTCAAGAAAAGAATACAGCTGATAGACTTGTGGAATCTTTGACTAAGCAGGTAAAAGCAAATAGAGAAAAATTAGCTTCTGCACAAGAGGGTTTGGAGATGTCTAGAAAAGCAGTGCAAGTTGCAAAAGAAGAATTTAACGCTGCGTTTGAAGCGAATGATTTGGCAGCTTTAGAAGTATCCCAGACCAAACTGAATTCGGCGGCGAAACGTGAGGAAGTGGCAGCTACGAATGTTAGTACAACTGCGAAAAAACTAAGGTCTGTAGAATCGAAGTTGGCAGTTGCAACAACAAATCAGGAAATCGCTGCAACTCGTTTGAATACTGCAACAACGGCTGCAGATACGGCTGTGGCCAATGTGGCTACTTCGGCAAAAAACAGATTAAAGTTGGCTACAATTGCTTTATGGAAGGTAATGAAAGCAAATCCTTTGGGTACGATATTGACGGCTGCTGGTTTGGCAACAACTGCTTATGCCATGCTTGCTGATAAAATCAGAGAGACAGAAACTGCACAGGATCGATTGAATAAGCTACAAAAAGCTACTGTCGATTATATGGCTGACGAGAAAGCCGAATTAGAAGTCCTTTTGGCAGTAGCAAAAGATGAAACTATTATTAAGGATAAAAGGATAGAAGCTATAGAACGATTGAATGATATTTCTCCTGAATATTTAGGTAATTTATCGTTGGAGAATATTCAAACAAAAGAAGTTACAGATTCGATAGAGGCTTATACGAAAGCATTGGAAAAAAGTGCTAAAATGAAAGCTTCTCAAGATATGGTTTCTGATAGATATAAAAAGATAAATGAATTGAATATAGCTATTGATGAGATGCAAAAACGTTACGATGAGGCTATATCTGGGTCAGAATCAAAACATTTGTTTGAAAGAAAATTATTTGATTTGAAAAATGAAAAAGCGAATATTGAAGAAGAAATAAAAGAGATTTTATCATTTGCTAAAGAACAAGTTGAAAATAATCCGGTTACTATTCCAATTAAAAAGGAATCTGTATTATCGGGCATTACGGAAAAAGATAAAAAAGAACTTGAAAAGCAAAAAAAATTACAAGAGAAGCTGCGAAGCGAACTCCTATCCCTTCGCCGTCAAAACCAGCAATCCGAGATCGACCTGATGAAAGAAGGCTCCGCTAAGAAGATCGCCCAGATAAACCTAGACTATGACAATGAGATCGCCGCTATACTTACCAAGGAAAAAGAGTGGAATGACGCTCAAGGCGGCAAACTGACTAAGGAACAGACCGTGGAGATTCGTACAGCCTTGGTGAACTCATACGTCAAACGGGAGCGATCGACCTCTAATGTGAATAAGGAACAACTGGAGGAAGAGAAACGTGCCATGAACGAGTACCTGAAAGAATACGGCTCATATTTGGAAAAGCGTCAGGCTATCACGGAGCTTTATAATGAGAAGATAGCCAAGGCCACGACGGAAGGCGAGCGTAAGTCTTTTTCCGAGGCCATGAAAAGGGAACTGTCTGATCTCGACATAGAGGCGAGC